CCGAGCGACCACTCCATTGACAGCGCATCGTCATCAAGGCCGAGGTCTACCGGTGCGCTGCCGTTCATCCCCGCACCGCGATAGTTTTCGAGCTTACGGGTCAGTTTTGGCAGCGTGACGGACTTTGCAACGCCCTGATAGCTGTAGCCGTTCAGAAAGACGTTCATTAACTTGAGTTTGCGCGGCATTGCCATCGGTCAGGCTCCTTAATTGCTGTTAACCGAGGTGACCAGATTTGCCAGGTATTTATCGGTAATACGCTGGCGCAGGGTCAGGTTTTCGAGAGGAGGCACCGGTGTATAGTCGTAGTCGATATACAGTTTTCCGGCCTTGAGGGTTTCCGCATCGTTGGATTCTTCGCTGAACCAGCAGGTCGCATCCACGATATAGCCGTTTGTTTTCAGCTCACGGAATTTGGCATTGATGCCGTCAACGATGTCGCGAATCAGCGTTGCGGTGATGGGCTTGTCCACCGCCCACATGTGCGCCTCAGCCATCGTGTCGGCCAGCACCTGCGCGGTGCGGGTGTAGTTTTCAAAGAGGAACAGTGGGTCATCAGAGCAGGTACGGTTACCCCAGAAGCGGAAACCGTCGCGGCGAATCAGCGTTGTGACACCTGACTCGTTAAGCAGGTCAGCATCGGTGCCGGACTCCTGCAAATCCCAGAATACAGATGCGCTGATGCCGGTAACACCGTTCACCCCGACATTGGACAGCGTTTTATGCCAGCCCTGCTCCTGGTCGATTTTGGCACGCAGCCCCAGTGCACGAGCGGTGGCATACGCGGTGGCGGTGGTACTGGTGACCGTATCCCATGCGAGGAAATCCGGCCAGATGACCATCAGCTCACGCTGGCTGAAATTCTGGCGGTAGGCTTTCACCTCGGAAATGGTTTTACAGCCCCATGCGCTGATATACCCGAAAGCGCGCAGCTTCTGACAGACTGATGCCAGTGCAACAGCCACCTCTTTGGTATCCAGTCCCGGCACGCCGAGAATACGCGGTTTAACACCAGTTACCGACTCCGCCGCCAGCAGGGCTTTCAGTCCGGTGTACTGACCGTTTTCGTCGGTGGTGCCGATGATATTGGAAACGGTCTGCGCGAGTTTCGTTTCCTCGTCGTCGCCGGTGCCGTCTTCCACACGCACAACAACGGTGACCGGTTTTGACTGGTCAGCGATGGCCTGTAACGACGCCGCCAGCGTGCCTTTTTTACCGGCCTTTGCAATTGCGCTCTGCACATTGGTAATCAGTACCGGTTTATTGAGGGGGAAGGTTTCGGCATCCGCATCGCTGGCCGTACAGACCATGCCGACAATGGCCGTGGATACGGTGGAAATGACGCGGGTGCCGTCGTTAATCTCCAGCACCTGCACGCCGTGATGATAGTCACTCATCCGTTTAACTCCGTGGTTAATGGGTGCAACTATTTTCTGTTGGGCAGTACATGAGACGCTATTTGACCTGGCTGGTCAGTGGATGAAACAACAGATAAAGAAAAGGCGGGCAATCCGCCGGGTGCCTTGATTTATACTCTCTCAGTTTCCAACTGACAAATTACGTAACCTAAATTCTGTCAAATCTGACCGCCTGTTTGAGCAAGAAGCGGATGTTTGCCCCTTTTCTCGTCGTTGATGAGGTTTTAACGACCCAATATATCGGCCAAATGGCAGCTAATCAGGATGCAGAACGAGTGGGAATTGAATGCCTTCAGGTTAGGCCTGACAAAATCCCCAGGGGAAAATATCAACCTTTGGCCTTTCTGATTACTTAATGAAAGATGGCTTTAGGCATCTTTTTTATGATAATTTCTGGCAAACTACTTTTTTTGTTTATATAAAAACTATAATATTGGGTTTAACTCACCCAAAGGGAATATTTAACATGGCAATAAATCAAAAAGACATCAAATTGTTGTGGGGGCGTTCCGGAAATCGATGTGCAATTTGTAAGAGAGAGTTGACACAGGATAAGAACTCCGTTAATTCCGCATTTACACTGGGGGAACAGGCACATATTATTGGAGAGAAGGAAGATGCGGCTCGAGGAAAATCGAATTTAACTCTGGATGAAAGAAATAGTTATCACAATCTTATTCTCCTTTGCCCAAACCATCATACGGAAATTGATAGAAATGTAGAAGATTGGCCAGCCGAAAAACTCTATAACGTTAAGTCAGCACATGAGTTATGGGTTTCTGAAACTCTTAGTAGAGTTGAAGATAAATTTTTTCTAGCTAAGCAAGTTTCAGTAACTTCAATAATTGACTCCGCAGTAAAATATTGTCGTTTAGAAAATTGGCAGAATTGGACTAGCTTTGCATTATCATCAGATCCTAAGTGGCCTAAAAATTTACCCGATGATATATTTGAATTTCGGCAAAAAGTCATTTCTGCTATATGGCCTAATGAGTTTGATGAACTGCGAAGAGCCACTGAAACATTTTCCATAACCCTTAACATAGCCGCTCAAACTTTCATGGAACATTCTAAACTTTATGAAGACACTTATTATCCAGATAAATTTTATAAAACTGGTGGCTGGAATGTTAATTATGAAGAAGACGTTGAAAAATATAAGCAATGGATTCAAGAATGTCATAATTGGTTAGTGGAAGCCACAAAATCAGCTAATTGGTTTGCTGATGTTGTTCGTAGAGATATTAATCCCATGTTCTTTGCAGAGAAAGGGCGATTCTTAACCATGGAAGGTGATATTCTAGGTTTTAAGGCTAAATTACATGTTTATACCAAAGAACAAAGAGATTCACTGCCTGACTCACTTGATTTGACAATGAACCCTCATTAAGAACTAAGTGTAATGATTACTATTATATCATACAAATTGCTCCAACAAGAATGGTGGCATGAAGAGTTCAATGCGAGACTACTATAATGGCATAATCATGCTTTAACATAAATTATTCATAATGTTATAAACGTCCGCTCTTGGCACAGAGCGGACTGTCAGATTAGGCTTTACTCTGTGCTATAGGTATGTAAGCTCATACAACTTATTGCGGCATTTCCGGCCATTCAGGATTTGCAGGATCCACACGACTGACCAGAACGCTGTAGCGTTCCCATGCTTCCAGTCGTGTGCGCTCCTCCTCTGTAGCCATATTCAGCCTGACAGCGCGCTCCAGCGGCAAAATCACGGATTCAGCATCTGCAAGAAGTCTGGCTTTCCGGTTTTCTGCCTGCTGCTGCAATTCCTCTGCCGTATAAATGCGTTTAATCACTTTGCCGTCCTTAAACATCCAGCCCCCTGAAATGTCCGCCCGTCGGTTAGCAGTAATATCCGCCACTTCAACAACACTTAATCCATCCGGTCTGATAGCTGTCACATCCTTTTCCACATAGCGGATGATATTATCCTTGTCGTACGCTATTTTTATCGTGTCATCAGCAAAATACTTTTGTTCTTCGTACCAGTTCTTACCATCTTCTGAAAAAAACCAGACAACATCAAAATCCCTTGTTAATTGATATTGTTCAACCGTTTTTGGATTACCTGCCGTTATATTTATCAAATGCTGCATAAATTATACCTGCGCCACGTTATACCAAGTCCCGTTAATGTATTTCTGCACCGGTCTGTAATATACGCCACCAATGTTATCGGCAGAGTTTGAGCCGGTATCCTGAACAATAATGCCGGAATATACACACCCGGACGGTGCCTGATGTGTCCATGTCATGCCATTGTTCGCAGGTTTGTATGTGGCAGCACCACCAAGCCGAATATCCCGGACATAGCGTGAATCAAAGTTGCCATAGTTAGATGGTGATACCTGCCCGTTAACAGCAAAAGTGATGCTGTTATCTGTATTTCTCTGACTGTAAAAATGCCAGCCTGCATCATCACCTAATTCAGCCACCACCGGACGACTTGAGTTTCCCCACAAATTGAATGCGGCTTCCTTCGTGGATGTATTACTGCTGCTGACCGTGAATTTTTTCCCGCTACCGGCACGTACTTTGGTACTTGAGACAATATCACCAGTAACACTCAGGCCATGCCCCATTGATACAGCACCCGTGGCATCATTTATAATCAGTGGTCTTAAATTATTATAAGTGCCTAATCTGTCACCTGATTTAGTCAACATAAAATAAGTGCTGCTGCCATCATTCCTGATAAAGAATCCATAATTGCCATAAGCAATGCGCAGACCATTAGCACTGCTTGATGTAATCTCACCTCTTGAACGGAGACCATAAGCGGAGCTGAGTGATAATTCTTCCTGAGCATCAGTATTACCAGTCGCCCAGCGAACAACCCCGCCCTGTACTGTTTCATGCCAGATAGTGTCTCCTTCTCCACCACGAAACTTTCTGAGATATTTTTTGCCGCCTCTGGTGCCTGA